GGTACAGAGGAAGGGAATGGATTTTATGGAAAAATGGTCCCAAAATTATTTGTTCATAATGAATATAATACCGCAATTATTGAAAATATATTAAAACGTCAACGTACTGTTTTAAAACAAATAAAAAAAGAAATGGAAACATATAAACGCAGTACCATAGATCCCCGTGCATTTGTAATTTTGGATGATTGTTTATATGATAATACTTGGGCGCGTGATAAGATGATGCGGTTACTTTTTATGAATGGCCGTCATTGGAAGGTAATGTTGATTATAACAATGCAATATCCTCTAGGTATACCACCAACTTTACGTACAAATATAGATTATGTTTTTATACTTAGAGAGAACTATATAGCAAATAGAAGAAGAATATATGAAAATTATGCTGGAATGTTTCCAACATTTGAATCTTTTTGTCAAGTAATGGACCAATGTACGGAAAATTTTGAATGTCTTGTAATTAATAATAATTCAAAATCAAATAAATTGCACGACCAAGTGTTTTGGTATAAAGCTGATAATCATAACGAATTTAGACTAGGTTCTAAAGAATTTTGGGAATTATCAAAAGGTATGAATGATGACGATGAAGAGGAAAAATATGACCCAAATTCAGTTAAAAAACGAGGCGCTGGACCTAAAATTAGTGTTAAAAAAACAAATAAATGGTAAATCACCAATTGTTGTCAGTATATTGTTCACCATTATCACTATATCCTGCCATTTGTTTACCTATTCTCTCTACAAAATAATACCAATTATCTTTTTTTTGTAATTGTTTCCATATTTGGTCATTTGCATATATCCAATGTTGTTTTGTTATTTGTAACAATGGAAAAGATTCTTCGTACAAATTTATTAAAGTGTCATAATAATGATTATTTACAAGATAACCAGATGCAGCTTGGGCTTCAATCACTTGATTTATTATACTATATTCAGTTGGTTTATTTTGTATCATATTATAAGATAACATACATACATCATATGGTATATTTATTTTGAAAAAATCATCTAGTAAAATATCTAATTTGGTTTTATTTACTGAAAAAACAAAATCATCTTCTAATATTAAAATATTTTTGTAATTTCTCTCTTTTGCAATTTTTAAAACGGATAAATGAGAATTAGCACATCCGATAAAACCCATTCCTAGTGTTTCTATAGCTTCAAAACGTTCATAATTTTTAAATCCGTAATTATCTAATTCATTTTCTATTGATATTTTTCTATCTTCACGTTTATTCAAATTAATATAAATAATTTTATCAATATTATGCGTCATTATTGTTAATAATATAAAATATTTTTTATATTATTAATTTTTATTATTGTTAGTTGTTATTGGACATTTTATTTTTTATTTTTATTTGCAAAAGGTCCGCTTATTAATTCACTTTGTCCATAGTCGGACTTTCCTACAACAATATTATCTCCTTCAAATAATTCAGTACATATATCTGCACTAGAAATATTATCTTGATCTTTTAAAGTTTTTTCCTGTGTATTAATATTATTGACACCAATTAAATTACCTTCTTCATCAATAGACTGTGTTAATGTGTTTCCAGATTTTTCTGCATTCTTTATATTTTCCTCAATAGCTTTTTGTTTTGATTCTTTTACTCGCTGGTCGAATGCATTTTTAGCATTATTTTCATTTTTATGTTTCTCAAACATTAATTGATTCAATTCTTCTTCCATATATTCCACACGTCCAGTTTTATATGCCTCTGGGTCCCACGGCATCCAAAGACCAACTGGTCCTACCATAATATCGTGATTTGGATCTATTTCTCTTAACATTTTACATCTTAATTCTGCTTCTTCCATTGTTGGATATGAACCACGAATTTTTATCCCACGTGTATAAGTTTGAAAATTATAAATCCTACTAAAATCCTTATCTAATTCTTCTTCATTATTATCAAGAAAAGTTTTATATTCATCTTCCATATTTGTTTTCACTAAAGCTTCTTTTTCCTCTTTAACAAACTCTTTAAAATCATTCGATAAATCATCAAAAGTAAGGTTATATTTATATGAAATAAAATTCAGAAATTGTACAAATTTTTCCATTGATTTATTCCATTCCCATTTCTTTAGGAACTCTTCAAACAAGAATATATTTTTCTGTTTAATAATTTTTTCTGGGGATACAAAAGATACACATACAAACTTTTGTCCTGCAATAGGTTTATCTTCTTCAAGTAAGTCAACATATTTAGGATTATTTTTACCATTAATTTGTTTACTTTCAAAACTATTTTTTTTGGTATGCTTTTCTTTAGAACTATCCATTTAATTAATTAATTTATTTAATTTTAAGTTTTTTATCTTATTATATATATTTTTTTCTTTTTATTTAATATAATGAACGGTTTGATTAACGTTGCTGAACTTGTCAAGAGAATCATTAAGTACCTGGTTGAAGGTTTAATGGTAGCTATTGCTGCTTATGCCATTCCTAAACGTTCCTTAAATATTGAGGAGATTGTTTTGATTGCTCTAACTGCCGCTGCTACTTTTAGTATTCTTGATACATATGTACCAAGTATGGGTGTAACTGCACGCTCCGGTGCTGGATTTGGTATTGGTGCTAACTTGGTTAAATTCCCAGGTGGGTTTTAATCAGTATAGCCAAAATAACATAATATATTAATCTAATACTAATATATTATGGTAAAAAATAGTCGTAGAAAACATAAAAGAAACAGACGTAAAACCTATAAAAAAAAGATGATTGGTGGTGAATTTAATACTTCTGATGTGAATGAATTATTATCATTAGGATTTACAAATGAAGATATCGAATTCCTATCTACAGTCTCACCTAATATTAATTTAATAAGGCAATCATTGCAACAAATTAACCCAGAAACAGGTTCTTTATTTACACCTGCAGAAATTATGGAGAGTGTACATCAAGCTTATAATGATAATATAAACGAAAATGATATTTCACAAATATCAAATGATAATGAAGATGAACATAATGATGATTTTATGTATGACTATCCAGATTCAAACAATACGTCCCAAGAAAGTATTTCTGGGTTAAATTTAGATAACTCATCATTCAATGACTCTTCATTTATGGCTTCATTACACGATTCCGATTTAAATACAAGCAATATCGCTTCTCAGAATACAAGCGTATCTAGTAGTTCTATGGGTGGGAAAAAACGCCGTAAAACAAACAAGAAACGCTCAAAAAGTAAATCACACAAATCAAGTCGACGTATTAGAAAAGGTGGTAACTATTATGGACGAGGTGTTGGTGCAAATAATTACGACCCAAATTTATCTATTTATAATACAAACTTACTCACTTTGTTTCCATATAAGCCATTAAATTAAAATTGAAGATGCACTTGAAGCACGTGTCAAAGGTGTTAATAAAATTTTTGGTGAATTTACTAATAATGATGAAAAAATTTAGATTGTAGGCATAAATTCCCAATCGAGTTCTTCACAAATCTTCTTCCATATTACGTCTTGTTCTATTCTTTTTTCGCGGTCCTTGAGCATGGGAAAGAAAGGTAAATATTTTTCTTCTCCTAGCAATTCACATAATTTATAAGCAGTATAATAATAATTCAAAAAATTAACTCTATCATCCGGACAATATTTCGAATATGGTGACTGTAGCTCGATAAAAAGGTTACAAAGTGTTTCTTCCAATTCTGGTGCCATAATAGGTGGTTTAATGCCTAATTTATCTTTAATAAACGGTATATGCTCATAATATTTATTATATCCAAGTTTTTTAAGTATTTCTTTAGTTTTGATATTTGTGATAATAGATAAGTCAATTCTCTCTTTTTTAATTTGTAGTTTAATATTTTCAATAACCTCATAAGGTATTTGTGTGGTTTCTTTACCTTGAAATTGAGCGAGTATTTCTTTAAAATGATTAATTCTTTTATAAGCATAGAAGCATACTTCTTTTGGTGGTTCTTTATAAGATGGTTTCTCATTTTCAATAAGATACTGTATACTTCTAGAACAATTATTGCATACCATAATTCCTTCATCCTCAAGAGGAATTAGTTCCCCTTTATTGCATACACTACAAATATCAATTTGACAAACAAATTGATTAATATCCAGAAAGGTATCATCAATATTGCTAAGATATTGTTGAACAATATTATTATTGGTTTGATTTTTCTCAACGTTGTCATTTTCAGGCGTGATTTTAAAAAAAGAATTTAATATTTTATTTTTATTAGAAATTTCGTTATTAGAACAAGTATTTCCTATA